ATGTCGTGAAGACTTTTTATGAGTGCCTGCCGGCTCAATTTTTGCGGTGGCAGAAAGATGGCAGAAACGTGGCAGAAAAATCGGCTTAAAGTGTGGTATATTGAGAGTGTGGAGCCGTCCGGGAGGGCGGCTTAATTATTTGCGAAAAACGGTGGCCTAGCAAGGCGGGTCAGTACGCCCCGCGAAAGGCCAGGGGAGGGGCCGGGGGTGAAAGATTATGCCAAATAAACCCTTAAAGCCCTGTGCTTATCCGGGGTGCCCGGAACTGGTGAGAGAAGGGCGATACTGCGCTAGACATAGACGGCAGGAGGCCAGGCGATACGACCAGGAGCGCGGGACGGCGGCGCAACGGGGTTATGATGCCAGGTGGCGACGGTACCGGGAGATGTACTTGCGGCAGCACCCGTTATGTGTGGAGTGCCAGAAAGAAGGAAGGCTGACACCAGCGACAGTGGTGGACCATATCGTGCCACATAAGGGAGATCGGGGGCTGTTCTGGGATCCAGGTAATCATCAGGCGCTATGCAAGCGGTGTCATGATAGGAAGACAGCTAGAGAGGACGGAGGGTTTGGGAATATAACGACAAGTTAATAAGACCCGCTCAAGCTAGCCTGGCCAGCGAAAAGGGAACTCCCACCCCTGCTTGAGCGGATCTCTATCTGGGAGATGCCATTGGGGGAGGAATGGCAATGGCTACGTGCCAGTATTGCGGAAAAGAGTTTATACCTTCTAAGTACGCTGGAGGTAGGCAAAGGTTTTGCTCGAAAAAATGCAAGGACAAATGGGATTATGAAAACCCCAAATATACACCAGTTGTTTGTAAGCATTGCGGTAAGAAGTTTATTCCCAAAGAGATCAATCGAACGACTTACTGCTCAAGGGAATGTGCGTTTGCCGATAAAGCTAAGAAATGTAAAGTTTGTGGAAAGGTGATAACCGGAAGTCGAAGTGATTATTGTTCAGATGAATGTAAAGCTAATGCAACTCACCATGAGATTAAGTGTATAGTTTGTGGCAAGGTGTTTATAGGTAGAACCGGAGCAAGATACTGTTCTGATGAGTGCAGAAAAGAAAAGTCGCGGCAAGATGCACGAAAATATGCGGAAACTAAGCATAAGCTAGCAAATAAGCAAGTTAAATGCAAACATTGTGGTCGTGAGTTTGAGCCAGAATACGGCACGAAGCGGAGGCAGTTTTGCTCTGATTTTTGCCAGATTAAACACCAAAAAAGGCAACGTCGAGCGCGAAAAAGAAGGCAATATGCTGAAGAGGTTAGCTTGGCTTATATTTACGAACGAGATGGTGGCCGATGTCAGATATGCGGGAAGAAGGTAAATCTCAAATATCAGGTACCCCATCCTTTGGCTGCAACACTAGATCACATAATTCCATTAGCGAATGGTGGATTACACGAGAAGAAGAATATACAATTGGCGCATTTTATATGTAACTGTCGCAAAAGTAATAAGGGATACGGGCAATTGAAATTATTTGGATAAAATGGAAGGGTATGGGGGTAAACTTTTCTACGGCCTCTTAGCCCGAGACCGCGCGCCCGCTCGTTTGCGAGAAAATGTCCCCGATGATGCTTGAGGGAGGTGAGCGGATTGCCAGCAAACGTGGTAACATTTGACAAAATGCAGGTAGGGCGCAAGGGCAAGGGCAAACACTGGACGAAGGCAGAAGTTGAACGCCGGAAGGCAGCCGCTCAGCTTATTACCCGTCAAAAGCCGAAAGCACCCAAGCCTCCAGCCTGGATTAAGCGCGGCAAGGTTATCAATGATCCGGAGGTTTATGCCATCTGGCAGAAGGTGGTCCGGGACGCGAAGGAACTGGACCTGCTGGACGCCCTGGACGCCAACACCCTGGCCACCTACTGCAAACTGGAAGTAGAGAAGGAGAGGGCCATCCAAGAAGGCAACGTAGCTCTGTTCGACCGCCTTGCCAAGACGTCCTTGACATACGCTAAAGCGCTGGGACTAACCCCGGAGGCCCGTGCCAGGCTTGCCAAGAAACGTGCCGACGAGGAAGTAGACCCGAATGCGGACCTCTTTGAGTGAGCTGGAAAAACTCCACCCGACAACCCGTTACGCCGTTGAAGTGGTATCCGGGCTGCGTCCTGCCTGCAAGCGGGAATGGCAGGCTTGCGAACGGCACCTTAAAGATTTACAAAGACAGGGAACCAATGAGTTCCCTTTTGTTTTTGACGAGAGTCGGGCGAACCGCATTTTTGACTGGTTCGAGAGGTGCTGCCGGCACGTTCGCGGGCCTTTTTCGGGCCAACTGATTAAACTGCAGGCCTTCCAGAAGTTTGATTTAGGCTGCCTGTTCGGCTGGGTTCACAAAGACACGGGCCGCCGCAGGTTTAAGAAGTCGTTTAACATGCGTGCCCGGGGCAATGTGAAGTCCACCGAAATGTCTGGCATTGCCCTCTACGGCATGTGCGGCGACTGCGTATATCCACCAGGGCACCCGGAATTGAAGCAGTACGAGGACAGCCCGGAAGTTGAGTGTGCCGCTGTGGACAGGGAGCAGGCCAAGCGGATATGGCTGGATGCCAAGAGGATGGGCGAGGCCAGCCCGGACATCCTGAAGCGGCTGCGGATCAGGCGGACGTATGTCGAGCACCAGAGCCGGGGCGGCTGGCTGAGACCGCTGTCGAAGGATACAAAAAACAAAGATTCCGGTGCCCCGTGCATAGTGATAATCGACGAGTACCACGCGCACCCAACATCAGAGATTCACGACGTACTTTACTCCGGTTTCGGAAAACGCCAGCAGTCCCTGATGTGCATTATCACCACTGCCGGCAAGGACGCTGAGAACAGTCCCTGCAAGAAGGAATACGACATCTGCTGCAAAATCCTTGACGGCACCCTGGTTGATGAAACCTACTTCGTAATGATCCGGGAACTAGACAAAGGCGACGACCCGCATGACGAAAGCAAGTGGGTCAAAGCCAACCCGGTTCTGCAGGAGGACAACGAATATTCCAGGATACTGCTTGAACAGATCCGGGCCGAACACAATCTGGCTTACGGCAGCGGCGACCCGGATAAAATCAGGGAATTCCTAACTAAACGGTGCAATTTATGGCAGGCTGACAGCGAAAACAAATACTTTTCCGGCTGTATGGACAAATGGAAGGCGCTTGCCGTGCCGAGAAGCGAATTTCTGCAGCTTGTCCGTGGCCGGGAGTGCTACGCCGGCATTGACTTATCGAAGAGTATAGACCTGACTGCCGCCGGCTTTGTTTTTCCGCTTGATGATGGACGCTTTGCGGTATGTGCCCACGGATTCATACCCGAGAACGCGGCTACAAAGCACGAACACACCGACCGCGTGCCTTACAAAGCCTGGGCACAGCAAGGATGGTGCACGCTCACCGAGGGCGATGTAACAGACGATGAATTTATCAAGAATTACATCCACGAGAAAGAGTTTGATGAAGAGTGGAAAATTAAAGAAATCTGCTTCGACCCTTACGGGGCCAGGCAGTTTGCAAACGATATGACCAAAAAAGGATATACCTGCGTTGAGATACCGCAACGGAGAGGGATTCTGTCAGAGCCGACCAAGAAATTCCGGGAATTGACACTCAAAGGCAAAATCGTCCACGACGGCAGCCCGCTGTTAACCTGGTGCCTGTCAAATGCCGTAGAAACCAGCGACAGCGACGGGAACATAAAACTGTCCAAGAAACATAAAGACGACAGCCAGAGGATCGACCTGGTGTCGGCATTAATCAACGCCTTTGTCCGGGCGATGTTGAACGAACAGCCCCTGCGTTCGGTGTACGAGGACCGTGGGATCCTGGTATTGTAGAAGGGGGTGATAATGCTGAAAATCCGCATACCGTTCAGCAATAGATGTATCGAAATACGTTCCACTCTGGCTAACCCCCAATCGTGGCTTGTGGAGGCCCTGGGCGGCGGGAAGGCCGCTTCGGGAGTAACGGTAAACGAAAACACCGCCTTAAAATCAACGGCGGTGTTTGCTTGTGTCAGGATACTTGCCGAGACAGTTGCCAGTTTACCCCTCCCTGTTTACCGCCGGTTGCCGGGTGGCGGCAAAGAGCGGGCCACAGATCACTATCTCTACCCGCTCCTGCACGACCAGCCCAACCCGGAGATGACTTCATTCGAGTTCCGAGAGACGCTGATGGGGCACCTAGCCTTATGGGGTAATGCCTATGCTGAAATACAGCGTAACGGTGCGGGTGAAGTGGTTGCGCTATGGCCGCTGCGTCCGGACCGGATGCGGGTAAGCCGTGACGACCAGGGCCTGCAGTACAAATACACCCTGCCTGACGGTACCACAGCCGTCCTGCGGCAGCGGAACATTATGCACATCCGGGGCCTGTCCGGTGACGGTCTTGTTGGCTACAGCCCTATCCGTATGGCGCGGGAAGCGATTGGTCTTGCTTTAGCAACAGAGGAATTCGGTGCTAGGTTCTTCGGCCAGGGAAGCAGGCCGAGTGGGGTTTTGGAGCACCCGGGGAAATTAAGCAAAGAAGCCAAGGAAAACCTTCGCGAGTCATGGGAGAGGATGCATTCCGGGCTTTCCGGGGCGCACCGGATAGCGATCCTGGAAGAGGGGATGAAGTGGACGCAGATTGGTATTCCTCCCGAAGATGCGCAGTTTCTGGAGACTAGGAAGTTTCAGGTAACAGAGATTGCCCGTATCTTCAGGATTCCACCTCATATGTTAGCCGACCTGGAACGCGCAACCTTTTCCAATATCGAACATCAGTCCATCGAGTTTGTCGTCCACACTATCCGCCCCTGGTTGGTCCGCTGGGAACAGGCGTTTAAACGCGATCTGTTCCTGCCCGGCGAACGGGAAATATATTTTGCCGAATTTCTTGTTGACGGCCTCCTGCGCGGCGACATCGAAAGCCGCTATCGTGCTTATGCAACGGCCAGGCAGTGGGGCTGGATGTCGGCCAATGACGTGCGGGAGTTGGAGAATATGAACCCGATACCGGGCGGGGACGTTTACCTTATCCCGCTGAACATGGTGCCTGCCGGAAGCGCCGGAGAGGCACAGCGGAGCATTGAGCATAGGATGTGGTTGCCGGACGAAGAACGCGCCCTGCGGTCGGCTAACATCCGTCGGGGCGTGGCTAACTCGTACAAGAAAGTTATCAGCGAGACGGTGAGGCGCATCATCAAGCGTGAGCAGGCGGACATAATGCGGGCTGCCGAGAAATACTTCGGCAGGCGGAACGTGGATACTCTCCTGTTCGACGCATGGCTGCAGGATTTTTACCGGGAACACGAAGAGTTTGTTGAATCAAACATGCTCCCGGTATTGTACGCGCTGGCCGAGGCGATAAACGCGGCGGTTGCGGATGAAATAGGCACGGAGCCGGGCATTACCCCGGAACTTGAAGAGTTTATCCGGGACTATGTGGCCACCTACCGTTCGCGGCACATCGGCAAGTCTCTGACGCAGATCCGGGCAGCACTTGAGATGGCGGGTCCGGACTACGGCGACCAACTGAAGGTGCTGCAAGAGGAATTCGATAGCTGGCAGGACAGGCCGGACGAGACGGCGCAGGAAGAAGCGGTCCGGGCAGGCAATGCGGTGGCCCTGATGACATACACGCTGGGAGGCGTTAGTAAAGTCCGCTGGATAGCTACCAGCAAAAGCTGCCCGTACTGCCAGAGCCTCAACGGCAAGGTGGTCGGTATTAACACCGCCTTTGTAAAGATGGGCGAGGAATTGAAGCCGGATGGAGCAGATCGGCCCCTTGTACCGAGCAGGAACGTGAAGCATCCACCTGCGCACAAGGGATGCGACTGCATGATAGTGTCTGGTGCTTGAAGGAGGTGCTGACATGGGAGTTATAGCTTCTAAAAACTGGCCGCTGGCACCGAAGGACAGGGCCTGGGACGCGGCGGCGGCACGGGACAGGATAGTCCGCTGGGCCGGTGGGCCGGATAAGGAGAACATAAAATGGTCGAAACTCCGGTCCTGTTTTTTGTATGTACGCAGTGAAGACGGCGAGGACAATTTAACAAGTTACCTCTTCCCTTATGTTGACATCATAGACGGTGAGCCGAACGTTGTGTTTCGTGCCCTGGCCGCCATAATCGCCGTACTAAATGGGGGGCGTGGTGGAACAAACATACCTGATAGCGCAAAAGAAGGCGTTTACAGGGAAGTAGCGAAACAATATCGCCGGTTTGACGAAGAACCGCCTGAATTAAAACGCGATTGGGGCCTTGCGATAGAACGCAGGGCTTTTTCTTTGACGCAGGTTGAAGTAAGGGCGGAAGAAGAAAGTGAACCGCCCAAGATTGTTGGCTATGCGGCGGTGTTCAACGAGTTTTCGGAACCGCTTGGCGGCGGTGGATTCCGGGAGGTTATCCGGCCCGGCGCTTTCAGTAAAACTATCAAGACCGCCGATGTGCGGGCTTTATGGAACCACGACCCTAACTATGTCTTGGGCCGCACCAAGAGCGGCACCTTGAAGCTAACCGAGGACGACCACGGCCTGGCCATCGAGATAACCCCGCCGAATACGAGCTGGGCTAAAGACCTGATGGAGAGTATCAGGCGCGGGGACGTGGATCAAATGAGCTTCGGTTTCTTCGCGGTACAGGACAGGTGGAGCACTGAAAACGGTCAGACCGTGCGGGAGTTGCTTGAGGTGGAACTCTTTGATGTATCGCCAGTAACCTTCCCTGCCTACCCGCAAACGTCTGTAGGGGTACGGTCGGCGGAGGAAGTTTACAGGGAATATATTTCCTCCAGCATGCAGGGGCAGCCGGAGGAAGAACGCCAGGAGGATAACTGGCAGGGGCGGTTGTCCATCCTGCGCAAACGGTTGGAATTACTTGAAAAAGCAATCTAACGGAGGGGATCAAGATGGACAAGATTTTAGAAATGCGTCAAAAACGGGCCGCATTAGTCAAGCAGGCCCGGGAAATCCTGGATAGGGCCGAGGCCGAGAAGCGCGACCTTCTGGCTGAAGAAGAACAGCAGTACAACAACATCATGGACGAGGTGGACAGGCTGGGCAAGGCCATCGAGCGCGAAGAGCGCCAGCAGGCCCTGGAGAGGGAACTGGCCCAATCTCAGGGCACCATTGCGGCCCATGCGTACCAGCCCGGCGACGACGGCGATGTCAGGAATGCCGACCCGTGTGCGACGAAAGAATACCGTGCCGCCTACTGGCAACAGTTCAGGCACGGCAAGCAGGCCCTGACTGCCGAGGAATACCGCGCCCTGAACGTAGGGACGGATGCCGCCGGTGGCTTCCTGGTGCCTCAAGACTTTGAGCGCCGCATAATCGACATACTGATGGAAGAAAACGTGATGCGCACCCTGGCCACCGTGATTACCAGCTCCAGCGACCGCCAGATCCCGGTTGTGGCTTCCCACGGTCAGGCTTACTGGACGGCTGAAGAGGGCAGCTTCACCGAATCCGATGACAGCTTCGGTCAAAAGCTGTTATCCGCGCACAAGCTGACCGTACTAATGAAGATCAGCGAAGAACTGCTTCAGGATTCGGCCTTCGACCTGGAAACCTACGTTGCCAGTGAGTTTGCCCGCCGGGCAGGTGTCAAGGAAGAAGATGCATTTGTAGCGGGTGACGGCGTTGGCAAGCCGCGCGGCGTTATCCTGGATGCCCAGACCGGCGTGACCGCCGCTTCCGCTACTGCCGTTGCCGCTGACGAGTTGATTGACCTGTTCCACAGCTTGAGGCGGCCCTACCGCAACCGGGCGACCTGGTTGATGAACGACAGTACTGTTAAGGCCATCCGCAAGCTGAAGGACACCAACGGCGATTATATGTGGCAGCCGGGTTTACAGGCCGGGCAGCCTGACCGCCTGTTGGGGCGTCCTGTGGCTGTATCTGCCGCTATGCCGGCTATTGGCGCCGGGGCCAAGTCCATCGCCTTCGGAGACTACAGCTTTTATTGGATCGCTGACCGCCAGGGCCGCGTCTTCCAGCGCCTGAATGAACTGTATGCCACCACCGGGCACGTAGGCTTCCGCGCCTACCAGCGGGTGGACGGCGTGCTGGTACTGCCTGAAGCGGTCAAGGTGCTGGTGCATCCGTAAAGCTGAGTAATCCTTGATGGGCCGGAGATATAACTTCTCCGGCCCTAAGCTTTAAAGGGGGTATTTAGGTTGTCTAACAGGCAACTTTCGAGCCGGATAAGCGTGGCACAGACCCTGGTTCCTGCCGCCCGCACAGCAAGCGAAACCGGTACTGGTGTTGACCTGGCCGGTTACCATGCCGCCTCTATTTACATCGTTGCTGGCACAATCGCCGACGGGACACATACCCCGGTAGTGCAGGAATCGGATGATAACGTAACCTTTACCGACGTTGCCGCCGAGGATTTGCAGGGCACCCTTGCTAACATAGCAAGCAATACCGTGCAGGAAATCGGCTACATCGGCAGCAAGCGTTATATCCGGGTTAATGTAAACGTCACCGGGGCCACCACCGGTGGCGTGTATGCCGCTTTCGTGGTGCGCGGGCGGCCCTATTCCATGCCGGCGTAGGTGATTTCTGATGCACGTTAAGATGCTTGTATCCATGGCCGGGCCTCTTGGTGTAAGAGAGCCCGGCCAGGTTATTGAAGTGGACGAAGAAGAGGCGGCACGGCTGATTGCCGCTGGCTTTGCAGTACCGGAGAAAGGTGAGGTTGAAACGGCCAACGTCGAACCGCCGGAAAAGGCGGTGCTGCCGCGAGGGAAGCCGAGAAAGGCGGTGAAGTAGCATGGCCCTGGTCCTGGTAACTCCCCCGGCGGTGGAGCCGGTTACATTACAGGAAGCAAAAAATCACCTGCGGGTAGACATTCCCGATGACGACACTCTTATAACGGCGCTGATCACTGCCGCCCGGGAATACTGCGAGGGCTTTCAGAACAGGGCCTACATCACCCAGATCTGGCAGCTTTGGCTGGACGCCTGGCCGAATGGCAGCGAAATAATGATACCCCGCCCTCCGCTGCAGGCGGTGAACAGTGTCAGGTACTACGGTGCCGACAATGCCGAATACGTTTTGCCGCCATCGGATTATATCGTTGACACTGCGTGTGAGCCGGGCCGCATAGTGCTGGCCTACGATAAATGTTGGCCGTCAGTCACACTACGGCCTGCGAACGCGGTATGTGTCGAGTTCGTGGCTGGCTACGGCGGTGCGGACAAGGTGCCCCAGCGGGTGAAGCAGGCGATGCTACTCCTGATAAGTCACTGGTACGATACAAGAGAAATTGCCGCAGTGGGACATGTAATAGCAGAAGTACCATTTACCGTTAACGCTTTGCTCTGGCAGGAGCGGGTGGTGCCGGTATGAACGCCGGGGAACTGAGGCACCGTGTTACATTCCAAAAACGCGGGATTGACCCCGCGACAGGCGGCCTGACCGGCTGGGCGGATTACGTGACGGTGTGGGCCAAGGTAGAAGACCTATCCGGGCGTGACTACTTCCAGGCGCAGATGCTGGGCGAAGCCTCCCAAGTTACTTCCAGGATAACGGTCAGGTGGAGGTCCGATATTGATCCGCATATGCGCATAAAGTTTGGTAATCGGCTTTTCGATATAAAAACCATCCTCAACCCCGACGGGCGCAGGCGGTTACTGCAGATTATGTGCGCCGAGCTGAGGTGAGGAATATGGCCCTGGGCGACCAGACGCGGCAGTACATACGGAACAAAATGGCCGGCATGTGGGGACTGCTGGAAGAAGAGGCAGCCGACCTGCAGGAATACGCGCAGGCCCATGCTGCCTGGATGGACCGGACAGGGGAGGCCAGAAAAGGTATACGCGCCGGGGTAAAGACGAGAAGGGGCGGTTTTACCCTTTACCTGGAACATACCACGTGGTATGCCCGCTTCCTCGAAAAAGGGACACAACCGCATGAAATAGAGCCGGAGGTCAAAAAGGCCCTGTCCTGGGCAGGGACGGAGCATCCTCTCGCCGGGAAAATCAGGCATCCGGGTATGAAGTCATACGCTGTGCTTGTGCCGACTGTTGACGCGAACATCGGCCGTATTACAAGGGATATACTCGACTACTGGGGCGATTAAAATGCGCGCTACAATCAGGCAGATGCTCATAGAAAATATCCCCCAGGTACAAGGACGGGTTTATGAACCACATGTTGTCAATCCGAACATAGGGAAACCGTTCCTTGTAGTCAGAGAAGGCGTCCAGGACCGTGGTACTGACTGGGCCGCATTCTCGACCGTTGTCGAGGTATGGCCGTATGCTGACCGCACGACATTTCAGCAGGTTGATGCTCTGGCCGGAGCAGTAATTAACGTATTGCACAGAGCCCGCTTTACCGACAGCGGGGAGCAGTATTTGATAGATTACCTGGGCACTGTCGGCCAGGACTTTGCCGACGATGACTGGGATGCTATCACCCGGGGCCTGCGGTTCCGGGTTTTTGCTTTGGGCTGGCTTAACGGCCTCACCTACGACCCGGACCCGGTGTCTGCACTGCGCAGCTGGACGGCGGCGACCTGGCCGGAAGTGCAGACGGACCCGGCTACATGGTCACCTGCAGATACAGCGCCTGGAGTTTACTGGAGGCTGGTGCGGCTAACACCGGTATCGCAAACGCAGGCGGTTAACTGGATTGAAGCGCAGATAACGGGCCACGTCCTGGCACCAAGCCCGGCGGTGCGGCTGTCCTGGGTGCGGAAGCTTACGGAAGGTGTAGTAAGACAGCGCAGGCTTAAGATGTCCGACGGCGGCATTCTGGAATTACTGAGAGTAGCTGTTGACAGCGAGGCCGACCCGATGCGGCAGGGACAGGTGCAGCTGAACACCAGGTTTGGGGTGCTGCAGCCTACTGCCCAGGCAATAATTCTAAGCAGGGCTGTTGTTGGCGGTGCGCTTACCGGGGAGGTGAAGTGATTTGGCTAAAGAAACAAAGGAGACTTTTGTTGAGCAAGCGCGGGAGCAAGAGCCTGTTTACAGCCGTGACGAACTCATTGCCGCAGCCTCTTCTTTCGGCGTTAAGCCCGAGGTGGTGGCCGGCGCTCTACGGCTGGCGGGCAAAGATAGTCTGACCAGGGCAGAGGCCGAGAAGGCGATTAAAACATTTTTGGAAAGGAAGGTGTGATAAGTAGATGGCTGGTGCTGTGTTTCAGGTGGGCGAGCAAAAAATACGCCCCGGTGTGTACGTGAGGGTAACCAATATCGGTGAGCCCCCGGAGGCGATTGTGCCGCAGGGAATCGTGGCGGCCCTGTTTCGGGCCTCCTGGGGGCCGCTGGCACAGGTGACTTACCTTGAGAACGCCGACGCAGTTACTGCTACCTTCGGTAGTAGTGGTACTGTTGACACCGCTCTTGAGGCCTTCCGTGGCGGCTGCCGCAGAGTGGTTGGCTACCGCCTGGGTAGTGGGGGCGCAAAGGCTGTAATTACTCTTAAAGATACAGCTGCTACTCCAGCAGATGTAGTGACTATCACGGCTAAATACGAGGGCATCCGTGGCAACGACTTCAAGGTGACCGTCAGGGATTCCCTCACCGATACGACTAAGCGGGAACTCCTGCTTTACGAAGGAGTAACGCTGTTGCAGGTGGTTACTTTCGCGAAAGGTACCGGAGAGCCGCAGGCCCTGGTTGATGCCGTGAATGCTTCCAATAGTCCGTATATCACGGCCACGAAACTGGCGGATGGCAATGGCATCCTGGCCACCGTGACCCAGCAGGCACTAACCGGCGGCCAGGATCCGACCGTAGACGGAGCAAGCTACAGCGCGGGACTTTCGGCAATTGAGGCTATCGACTGGAACGTGCTGGCTGTGGACAGCGAGGAACCGGCAACCCACGTAATGGTGCAGACCTATGTCGACCGGGTACGCAGCGAAGGTAAGCGAATTATCGCCGTTGTAGGTGAGCCGACTAGCGTGCAGTTATCAACCAGACTTACGAATTGCAGGGCATTTAACGATCCCCCGATTGGTTATGCGCTCAACGGTTTTAAGGGCTCCGACGGGGTTGCTAGAGAAGGATACAGGGCCGCAGCCAGGGTAGCTGGTATGATTGCAGCGGCTAATATCACCGAATCCCTTACTCATGCAGTAGTCAAAGGCGCTACCGAAATTGTCGGCGCTCTTACAAACGCCGAAATCGAACAAGCCATCCAGTCCGGCGCCCTGGTGTTCACCATGAGCGCCCAGAAGCAGGTGCAGATTGAATACGGGATCAACACCTTTATAACGCCTACCGCCGACATGGATGCCGGCTGGAAGAAGATCCGCCGGGTAAGGACCAGGGATAACTTGATGGACCGCATTGCGGCCATCTGGGATCCGCTCATCGGGAAAATCAACAACAGCCCGGACGGACGGGCTACACTCATTGCAGCTGCCCAGGGTGTTATCAACAAGATGATTGCCGAAGGTGCCTTGCTAAGTGGCACAATTTACGAAGATCCGAACAACCCGCCTGCTGGCGATTCGGCTTGGTTCGTGGTGGCCGTGGACGACCTCGACAGCGCCGAGAAGGTATACCTGACATTTGCGTTTAGATTCGCTCCGCCCGCAACTCAAAGCTAATGGAGGTGGGATAAATGTCTGATGGACGCTACATCTTTAGATCATGTGTCCCCGACGGGAATATCGACATAGCGAACGTAAAAACGGGTGATGTTATCACCCGAGCCTGGTCCTTCCGGGTAAACGAGCCGCCGGATTTACAGAGTTTGCTTGATTCCGGCACCTTTGACCCGCGCAACATCCTGCGCGGTTATGACGGTGAACTCTATGACGGTGACGGAAACTTCCTGGCCGAAGTCAACGAATGGCAGGGGCAGATTAACGTTGAGAACTCTGATTATCAGCCTGCCGGGAAGAAGATCAAGTGGGCTATTTCGCAGGGGTACAGCGTAACCCTGACTTTCACCGAAACGGTTATTAGGGACGCAATACTCTTGAAGAAGATTGTAGACGGGCTGAAAGACGGTGCGCCAGACGCTGTGCTTAACTTCCAGGGCGTCCTGCGCGGCCATAATGAGGCATAATGAGGTGATAAATGATGGACGAAACCAAGAGAGATGAACTTTTAACTGCTGAAAACACTATTCTTCAAGACATCGGCGGTGTCCTGAAGGCAATGGAGACGATAACACACTATGAAGCTTTTGATGTGGTCCGTGAAGGCAAAAAGCTTTTCTCTTTCCGGGTGCGGGGACTTAACGATGAGGAGTTTGAGAAATGCCGCGACCAGGCCACGAAGGTTGCTAAGGACCGCCGCCTCGGCAACCTGGCTGTACCTAGAGAATTCAATTCTGCAAAGTTTAATTCGCTGGTAATCTACACCGCCACACATGACGATGACCGAAGGGCTCTCTGGGACAACAAGGACCTCTGGGAAAAAGCCAAGGTTGTGACGGGATGGCAACTGGTAGACAGGGTACTGAAGCGGGGCGAAAAGGAAAAAGCTATAGAGCTTATCGAGAAGCTGAGTGGTTATTCAGATGAGGAGGCTGAAACCACCGAAGAAGTGCTAAAAAACTCATAAAAGCAGGGGGTCGAGCCGCTTTACTGCATCACCTCTTCCAGCGGCTCGGCATTACCCCTGATGAGTTTTATGCCAAGCCGTACAAGGTAAGGGAATTTATGCTGGCCTCGATGCAGGTGCAGATAGAAGCCGAAGAAGAGGAACGCAAGGAAGCAGAAAGGAGGGCGAGGGGCGGTGGCAAGTGAAATTTACCGGGTAGAGATACCAATAATTGTTGACGACCAGTCGGAGGCTCCGCTTGAGCGGGCTAAGGAACGGGTAAACCGTTTCCAGCAGGCAGCTGAAAAGTCGAACCGAATGATTCAGAAGCAGATGCAGTCCCTCGCTAAACTCCGGATTGAGCCGGTGATGCGGATAAGAGACAAGCTCACCGCCGGCGTACTTAAGGCTGATAGGCTGGTAAAGATGCTCGGTGCGGAGCAGGCCGCTCCTGTGCTTACAGCCCAGGATAAAGTGTCCGCCGTGGTGCTTCGGATTAACCAGATACTTGAGGCTATAGAGAAGAATAAAGTTGACGTGCTGGCCGACATGAAGGGGCCGCTTATGGACGAAATTAACGAGGCCAGGACCGCGCTTGTGGCTTTGAGTAAGGTTCAATCCGCGCCGGTAGCGGAGCTGCGCGGAAAATTGTTTGCACAGCTCACCAGGGCGATGGCCGTGGCTCGGCAGCTCGACCAGGTAAGAGCGGAACCGCAGGCGAATCTGCGAGAGCGGGTCATTACTAAAGCGCGAGAGATAATGAGCGCTCTGCGGGGTTTAACGTCTCGGGCCTGGAATATAACCCTGGGAATTAAAGATACCGCCCTGGGTGCCATCAGGCGGCTTACCAGCATAGTTACTTCGCCTCTTGGGTTGCTGGGCGTCGGGGTTGGAGGAGCTGCTGTAACCGCCGGGCTAATCAAAGCCCCCTTGGAACTAGCCGGCAGCATGGAACAGGCACGTATCGGTTTTACCACTATGCTTGGCAGTGCCGAGAAAGCGACGGCGTTCGTTAAAGAGTTGCAGCTTTTTGCTGCAAAGACCCCATTCGAGTTTCCGCAGTTGCAAGAAAGCAGTCGCCTGCTACTGGCCTTCGGATTTGCGGCCGAGGATGTACTGCCGATGATGACAGCTATAGGTAATGCTGCCGCAGGGTTGGGAGTAGGTGCCGAAGGCATTGACCGGGCTGTTAGGGCTTTAGGGCAGATGAGGGCTAAGGGCAAGGTTAGCGCTGAGGAGATTATGCAGCTTACGGAAATAGGCATCCCGGCTTATGAGATATTGCAGAAAAAGTTTGGCCTCAGCGCAAAACAGATGGATAATCTAGGTAAAGCGGGTATTAGCGCTGATGCCGCGATTAAAGCCATTGTGGAAGGCATGAATGAACGTTTCAAGGACATGATGAAAAACCAGAGTGTGTCTCTCCTGGGGTTGTGGAGCACCATTAAGGATACCTTTAACATGCAAATTCTTTACCGCTGGGGTGAGGGCCTGCGCCAGGCTATTCAACCTAGGGTCCTGCGCCTGGTGGAATGGTTTGAGCAGAATGGGGATGCCGTAGAGCGATGGGGTAATACCCTTGAACGGACTGCCAGGGAAGCCGGCGAGGCGCTTATGCGAAACCTGGAAAGTGCATTTGGGTATATCCGGGTACGTTACCTGGATAACCCGGAGTTTCAGCAGTTGGATTTTGCGGGCAAAGTTAACTTTGTTATAGATGACCTCAGTAAAGCCTTTGAAATGTGGTGGAATGGCCCAGGAGGGGTAATGGTTCGAAATTTAGGTGCCAGTCTTGGGGCGAGTCTTATTTCTTCCATGGGCGCAGCAGCTATGACAGCAGTACTTAATCATCCTTTATTAGCTTTACTTCTTGGGGCGTATGTTGGATTGCAGGCTCCAGGACCTATTCAACTTAAGGCAGTTATTGCTATTAGTATAGCGGCAGCACCATGGGTAATGCGAATTCTAAATTGGATTTCTGAAAACAGCCCATTGAATCCAGAGCCAAAAATCAGGCAACAGACCCAGGCCTGGCAGTGGTTTGAGAAGAGTAGCGCTGTTACACCTAACACAGAGCCTTTGTTTAAAGGGCAAACTATAGGTCCGGCTCATGCCTCTGGTGGGATATTTAGCCGCCCCCATATAGGTTTAGTCGCCGAAGCTGGTCCGGAAGCAATCATCCCGCTTTCTTCTCCTTATCGCAACAGAGCATTGGAACTCTGGCAAGCCACAGGCCGCTATATTGGTGCTCCGTTACCAGTGACCACATCGGGAAATAGCACGATAATAAACGTAAATTTAAATCTAGGCGGTTTAGTGGGGCAAGTTTCCGTAAGTTCAAGAGAAAATCTTGACGATATTGCCGACCAAATAGCAGGGATGGTAGGCGATAAACTTAAAGTGATATTCCATAATTTGCCGGGATAAAAAGAGGAAACTATTGGCGCACCTCGAAATAAGTTTAATAAAACACTGTCGGAGGTGCGCCCATGAATATAGCAGCTTCCATCTTGGGAATAATTGGGAGCATTATTGGAGTTTTATTTAACGCTTCTCTGGTAACGTTTCTAGTAAACGGGTTATTTAGCTGGCTTGCAATGTTGAGCTTTTTGGGAGCATTGGTTGCCGCAGCTTTTAGTTTTAAAACTCCATCTTCCACAGGTTCCTATTTAATTGTCCTTGGTTTAGTTGGTGGTCTTTTGTCCCCGGGGTTCACTGCAATTGGGTTAATAGCCGGGGCCTTGGTTGTTATTAGTGGTATTTTAGTCAGAAAAGCAGAAGCCAGAAATAATGATGCGCAAAGCGAGGATACCTCTATAAAATCCCTACTCAAAGAATGGTGGCAGGCCGGCAAAAAGGATTAACAGGTGATCACAATGGACTTCTACCTCATAGCGCCCTCGGGGCGCTTTATTCATTTCCCCATCAACCCAGAACGTATTACCGCCCAAACCGGGAGCAAAATACAGACATTCGAGGTTATTGCCCTGGGCGACATTGCCCTCCCCCGTGGCATAGTACCTACCCGGTTTTCCTGGGAGGGTTTTTTCCCGGGGGAAGCGAGAAAAAACCTTCCTTTCATCAAGTCCTGGCGGCCGCCTAAAGAAATTGTAGGGGACATATCAGCTATACGTGCCAACGGGGAGAAAGTGCGCCTGCTGGTGACGGAAACGCCCATCAACCATGACTGCTACATTGAAACCTTTGAGCATACCTGGGGCGGTGGCTATGGTGATGCCCAATACCGTATTGAGCTGGTCCAGGCCAGGGATTTAATAGTAATGACCGACGCGGAAAGGCAGGCTAAATTGGGTGATGCGTCAGCTGGCCAGCAAACTGCTGCCAGGCCAGCGCCACCGCCGCCTAAAACTTATACAGTTAAGCCGGGTGACACCCTCTGGGCGATAGCCAAAAAGACTTTAGGTGACGGGTCCAGGTGGAAGGAAATATACCAGGCAAACTTAAGTGTTATAGGCAAAGACCCGTCATTAATTATTCCTGGGCAGACGCTTAGAATCCCGGTATAAGAGGCGGGAGAAGCGATGATTAATGTATCAAAAATCAGATATGATATTGCCGTTATCCTGCCTAACGGCGATAAAATACGGCTTTATGAAGCTTTGCGTTCCCTTTCCTGGGAAGAAAATAGCGGAGAACTTGCCGTAAGACTTGAAGCCGAGATACAAAACAAGCAAATGAGTGACGGCGAATGGTTACACCAAAAAATGCCGCTTGGCAGCCAGGTGGTTTTGCTTTCGGAATGGGGAGAAGGCTGGCAGGAGATTTTCCGGGGGACCATTTTTAATTGGCAGTACCGGACAGACCCTCTGGGGCACTTCACCATAACCGCCTATGACCCCCTGATTTACCTGGCCAAAAGCAAGGATGACCGATACTATTCTTCTGGAACCCTTGCACGGGTCATAATTGAAGACATAGCCAAAGCCTGGCAGATACCTCTGGGCAACGTAGAAGGGCCGGACGTAGCCCTCGCCAAACAGGTATTTCGGGGCCGTACCCTGGCTGATATGATCTTCGACGTACTTGACCAGGCAAAAAAGCGCGGGGCTGGAAAGTGGATAGTGCGGAGCAAACAAGGGAAGATCGACATAGTGAGGCCGGGCCAGAACAGCCCGGTTTATCGTTTTGGGGCAGATGACAGCGTAGCGCAGGTTGAAGACCAGCAGGATATTGAGGATCTGGTCACCAGAGTAAAAATAGTGGGCGCCGAAGATAAAGAGGGCCGAGCTCCAGTAGTGGCTACACTCGACGGCCGGACTGAATTCGGGGTGCTCCAGGACCTCATATACCAGGAGCAATATGACAATCTGGCGGCGGCGAAGGCGGCGGCCCAGGATGTCCTGGCCGAACGGGGACAGCCGAGAAAGAAACGGCGCATCACGGCCCCTGATTTGCCTTTCCTGCGTCGCGGGGATAAAGTGCATATTGCAGCCGGGACACTAATCGGGTATTACCTGGTTGCCGGGGTAGTACACAACGCAAATGACCGGACCATGAGCCTGGAGGTAGAGGACATTGGCTAACAGTGGGGTAAGCAAGCTGGCGCAGGTGATAGCATCAAGGATAGCCAGCCAAACACAGAGACCGGACGCACTAGAACTGGGCACTATCCAGGGCGATATGAGCCTGAAGCTGGACAGGTTTGCGGTGCCGATACCGAAGGGGGATTACCTTATAGCAGAGTGGCTGGTGAAGGTGAGTTTGCCTGTGTTTTCGTTACTTGGAACAGAAACAAGCCCCGTGGATGAGCAGGGAGTGCCGCAACCTGGTGCCACGACAACCCCGCTGACGAAGTACGAATTTCGGGAATTCGAAGTTGACCAGGTAAAACTGGAATTTAAACCCGACCTAAAGCCCGGCGACCGGGTGTTAGTTGCCTGGGTGTTGGATGGAACTGAACCGATTATACTGTCAAAGGTGGTAAGTTCTTAAACATGGGAAAGAGATGTTCTGTTCTGGGCTGTGGGCAACTTGTCAGAGCACGTGGGATGTGTAATAAACATTACCTTCGTTGGAAGCGCACGGGTAATACATCTTCTGATAGAGATTATAAGTCTGCTGTGAGGATCGAAGATTGTATTTTAAACGATTTGGAGGCGCGAATCCCTTTGTGGGGCAAAGGCGGGATTATAAAGGGTTGGGCACTTATTGATCGTGAGGACCTAGAATGGTTATATCAATGGTCTTGGAATCTAGATAACACCACAGGTTACGCAACCCGTCCGGTATACCTTGGCGGTGGAAAGAATAACGGTAAACATCGAACAATTTCTATGCACCGACAAATTCTTGGATTATCCGTAGGCGACCGCAGGTATGTCGACCATATCAACGGCGATAAATTAGATAATCGAAAAGCAAACTTACGTATTGTGACTCCACAACAAAGCGCTCAGAATACCTCACCGCGTAGAAATTCTAGTAGCAAGTACCGTGGTGTAACATGGAGAAAAGAAAAGAATAAATGGGCAGCTCAAGCACAATTAGGCGGAAAAAATTATTATCTTGGTTTGTTTGACAGCGAAATTGAAGCAGCAAGAGTTGCTACAGAATGGCGCAAGAAACATATGCCCTTTTCAGTAGAACACATATGCTGAAGGTGGGTGCTTAAATTGCCATCATTATACCCTTCCTTCGAGATGCCGTCTCTGGTAGAACAGCAACAGACAGAGCCAGCGCCGAAGTACGGCAGAAGCTGGCTCTTTGATTTTGCGAAGGGCGACTTCGTGGTGGGCGGCTCCGGGCGGGTGGCGGAAGCGGACGGCCACACAGCTTGGGTGCAGTGGTGCATTAAGACCGTTCTAACACAGAGATTTGCTCATGTGATTTACAGTTTTAACTACGGAACCGAGTTAGAAGAGGCACTAAGGCAGCCGTCGAGGAAAGCAGTGGAAGCGGAACTGGAGCGGGCAATTACCGAAGCCCTGCTTGCAGACCCTAGGACTGAGTTGGTGCGGGATTTTGCTTTCGATTGGCAAGGAGATGAAGTAACAGTGGCCCTTACGGTGGTTCCAGTTATTGGGCCTCCAGAAAGGCTGGAGGTGAAAATAAGTGGCTGAACTTCCGGAGTATTTAACAGACCAGACGTATGAAACCATTCTCCAGCGCATGCTTGATACTCTGCCTTCTGACCTGGATAAGTCGGAAGGCAGTTTTATTTGGGACACCCTTTCCCCTGCTGCCATCGAGTTAGCCCTTGCCGCAATTTGGGCGCAAGAAGTGTTGCGCCGGGGTTTCGCCAGCACCACCTTCGGCGCCTACCTGGACCTGCGCTGCGAGGAGCACGGCATCACTCGCCGGCCGGTAGTCAAGGCAACCGGCCAGGTAACCTTCACCGGCACCCCGGGTACGGTGATCCCCGCCGGCACCCGGGTTAGCACAGCCAGCAGCGAGGCGGCGCCGGCTATCTTTTTCGCCACAAAGAGCGACGCGACCATTGGCGCCGGAGGAACCGTCACCGTGGACATTGAAGCCGTGGAAGCCGGGGCCAGCGGCAATGTAGCGGCGGGGACGATTACTATGCTGGCCCAGCCAGTGGCCGGGGTAACCTCAGTGACCAACGCGGCGGCCACCGCTGGGGGGCTGGACGAGGAGGATGATGCCTCCCTTTTAGCCCGCTACCTCCAGCGTGTGCGATCCCCTTCGGCCGGGGGCAATAAGGCGGACTACGTAAACTGGGCTATGGAAGTGCCCGGGGTGGGCGGCGTGTCCGTAGTGCCTGTCCGAGACGCCCCTGGCACGGTGAGTATCGCCATTATTAATACCAACAAAGTGCCAGCTGATCAGGCCCTCATTGATCAGGTACAGAATTACATCGCCCCGCCCTGGATTAATGAAGCAGAGGCCGAGGCAATGACCCTGGGTGGCTATGGTACCAGCATAGATACCACCCAGACCGATGACACCGGCGACAGCGTGAAGATGGTCTACGACGCTACCGGAGCTGGGAGTATCACCCATGCTAACCTCCAAGCTATCCTTCAGCAGCCTGGCATATGGCAGGCCAGGGCCAGGGTGAAGGTGGATAACAATGCCGGGACAGCCGATCTCCTGCAGATAGGCGTTTATAACGTCTCGGCGGCGGCCTGGGCAAAGACCCGCCCGGGCGGGACGGTTGATGCCGTCATCACCCTCAAAGCAAGTGACTTGGCCACCGCCTTCGGTGACAAGATTGTGGAATTCTACTGGAACGGCCAGGACCAGCTTGAGTTGCGGATCACCCGGCTAACTACCGACACCACGACAACAGTCTGGGTAGACCGGGCAGTCTACCGGTCCACTTTTAGCAAGGACACCGGCGAGGGTAAGGCCCCCGTGGGCGCCCGGGTCACTGTGGAGCCGGCTACGGCGGTGCTGATCAACGTCTCGGCCACCCTGACCATCGCCGCTGGATATAACGCCGATAGCGTTAAAAGCGCAGTCCGGGATAATATCGCGGTCTATATCAAATCCCTGGCCTTCACCAGCGACAATGATGTTCGCTACGTTCGCATAGGCCAGGCCATCTTAGATACCCCAGGGGTGCAGGACTATGCTAATCTCACCGTGAACGGCGGCACGGCCAACGTGGCCATAGGTGAGCAGGAAGTGGCCGTGCTGGGGACGGTGAACCTGACATGAGCGAATACCCGATAACCAGCACGCGGGGGCAGGAGATGCTTACCTACTTGCCCCGCTACTATGAAACCAGCCGGATCATGCGGGCCATTCTCCAGGCTGAAGGTAGCGAGCTTGATAAGCTCCGCCAGGCCCTAGATGAAATACTGGACCAGTTCTTCGTCCGGACGGCTACCTGGGGCCTCGACCGCTGGGAGGAGGAGGTGGGCCTCCCCGTCACACCAGACCAGCCCGAGGCCGAGCGGCGGGATAAAATCATCTCCCGGCTGCGAGGGTACGGAACGGCTACAATTTCGATGGTCAAGCAGGTGGCCGAAGCCTACGATAAGGGAGCCATAGATGTCGTAGAAGACCATGCGGCCTATACGGTGATCATCCAGTTCGTGGACACGACCGGCGTGCCGCCCAACCTGGACGACTTGAAGGCGGCCGTCCGGGGGGTGGTGCCGGCGCACCTGGAGATCTTGTACGAGTTTAACTATTTCCTTTGGGATGAATGGGATCGAAAACAGGAAACCTGGGATCAATTTGATAGTCTCTTGCTCACGTGGGATCAACTGGAGGTGAGAGATTAAGATGCCGGAACTAACGCCTAAACTTGGGATTAAAAAACCTCTTGGCAATGAAACAGTATCTAGAGCAGCCTTCAACGAGAACTGGGACATAATCGATCAAAACACGGTGGCCGACAAGGGCGGCGTCCCCTCCATCCAGGCCGGCCCTGACGCCAGCAAGCCTGCCCCAGGCACTGCCGGCCGTCTCTACGTGGCCACCGATACACAGATAATCTACCGCGACACCGGTTCAGCCTGGGCAAAAGTGGGCGTCGTCAAATGGAACGACATTGATGGCAAGCCTTCCAGCTTTACGCCGAGTGCTCACAAGAGCACCCATGCCAGCGGGGGCGCTGACGCCATCTCACCTTCTGATATAGGGGCGGCCCCTTCCAGCCATACACACACTAAGTCACAGATTACG